ATGGGCTCGATGTCTTCGTAATCGACCACCTCACCCGTTGATAGTTGAACAAGCCGACGGTCTTCAAAGATGATGCGGAAGTAATCAGCGACCCGGATGGTGTCTTCATTAATCCAAGCACGCTGATTGCCGGTGCTGTAGAAGCGTTCACCAACACCAGTTTTTGCCTTTGGGTATAGGCGCTCAAACTCGTCCTTTTCCATGTCTTCAAACATAAAGGCATAGCGGCATTCTTTCAGCTCTTGGACTTGAATGATGGGATCAAACAGGACCGAGAACGGGTTCTTGATCTCTCGCAGGATAATATCCTGATTCATCGAGGTGTCGTCCACATAGTCGTGGTCAATCATCCAGACGCCCCAGCCGCCCTTCACACTGAACTTAAATGCTGTCTTGTAGGCCCTTCCTGATCGCTGCTCGATCTGCCTGATGAGGCCCTCATAAATCTCGGCAACGTCTTGGTCGCCCTCTTCAGCGCCGCGAATCTTCACACCCGGCAGCATCTGCAATTGCTGGCCAACAACCTGATCAACGGCAGACGAAAGCTTGTCGAAGGTTAGGCATGGGCGGTTTACACGGCTTTGGCGTGTTGCGTCATCCCACTGGCCGTCTTCGCTGTCAACAAAGCGTATATCTTCTAGTGCAGCGTCGTAGCAGCCTGACCAAGCATCGCTTGCTGTTTCAAAGCGATCAAGCGCCTCGTCTACAATAGCCTGCTTTTTCTTTGATGATCTGTTTACCATTCTGAACTGAAATCCAAGTCTATTTCCTCAACCTCTTCCTCGTAACCTTGCGCGAACATGCGAAACGCATCAGCGCCGTTACTGGCCCAGTTGTGGAGTGGGTTTTGCCTGAACGTGTCGTATCGCTCGTCCCAGACGTATTGATAGTTGGCAAGAGAGTTCAAGCCGCTCTCGCATGTTTCACCGTTGAAAAAGCACTTAGGAAAGCGGTCACGCACCATTGCTATGCCGTTCTCAACGCTGTCTATGCGCGGCACTGTCTTGCATGGTGAAACGCCCAGCCCTTCGAGTATCTCTCGCCGTGAGCGGTTACCAGAGCCTAGAACGCGGTGCTCTGCGTCATGCGGCAAGTAGTGCGTGCCGTACAGGTAATCTTTGTCCCTTAGCACATTAGCGTAGTGATCCAGGTCTACCAGCCGGTGCTCGTAGTAATCAATGAATCGATAAGACATGCCGATCTGCTGCATGAACCAAATGGCCGTTGTGTCGTTGCGTCCCAGATCCCAGAAGGTGTGAACAGGCGCTGACTCTACCGGCAACCAGGTTATGCGGTTGTCGTCTCTGGCCTTCTTGAGCTGCTTGGCATAGATGGCGCCGTCAGCAAACTGCTTTAGCTCGCCCTCATAAACGTGCAGATACTCTTCAAAGTCGTACTCTTTGAGCCGCTCCATCTCGTCTTTGAGTGGCTGAGTGACCCACGGGTTATCACGCCAGCTAACCTTCTTAACCAAGGCGTCATCACTAGGCTTGTTCAAAACAAACCTCTGGTAGACAGGATCGCTCTTTAATGCCGGGTTGAAGCTTGCCCATATCTCAGACCCCTCTTTTCTGATCGTTGGAATCAGCAGCCGCCATGAGTTCTCACTGACCGTCGAAGCTTCCTCAATCCAACAGATGTCTATGCTCTCAAGAGACTTCAAGCTCTCAGGGTTTGCGTACAGCCCAGAGAAAATGATCTGCGTGCCATTCAGCCCTTTAATCTCATGCTGCTGGATCTGGTAGAAGTGGCTCAGGCCCAATGCCTTGATGCGATCAGCCAACAGGTTGTGAACAGAGTCTCTAATGCTTCTCTGAATCTCTCTGGCGCAAAGTATGCGCTTAGGCTTAGTGCCAGCGCCCAAAAGCAATAACGCTGTAGCAAAGGCCCAGCTCTTGCCTGAACCGCGACCGCCCCAGTAAACCTTGTATCTGTGAGGCTCAACCAGCTCTTTGAAAGCTTTTGGGAGGCTGACTCTATTCCCAGTTAATTTCGTAGGCTGCGATTGCAATTGGGGCATCTTCATCGCCTGTATGTTCTACGGACTTCAGGTCTGGAAGGTACTTCGAGATGAGCTTCAGCTTGGTATCAAGCACAACCTTGTAGCGAGCCAACTCATGCTGATCAAGCGCCTTACTTAGATCTTTGACTTCATCAAGTAAATCAACGACATGCTGAACATGCCCTTGGTGGCTTAACTGCTCTCTAAGCGCCTCTTTCCGAACCGCTCTGTTCTTATTCGCTGCTGTCGTTCCCATCTTCTTCTACTTCTTCAAACTCTGGTTCAGGGCTTAACTCAGCCACTTTTGCCATTGCAGCCGCCAAGCGACCAGCAAGGATGACGTTCTCGTTTTGGGCAGCATTACGCTGCTCCGCCAAGAAGTTCAGCCTGCCGTTGATTTCATCTATGTTGATTTGCTCTCCCATCCCACTCTCCTCAGTTTGTTGTTCTGTACTCTGGGTCGTTCATAACGACCGTCATGTATTGGGTTTCTTGCTTGCCGTCTGCGTAGTTTGCGGTGACCTTTACCAGCCCTTGACCGCTGGATGTGGCGCTAACGTAAAAAGTGCCAACGCCGTCGCTGACAGTAGGGGTTGTGATGCTTATGGACCGTGGCCCTTTGGATTCTGCTGAAACAGATGAAACGCTAGTACCTCTATCGCTTGCCGAAACGCTGAAATCAACCGCATAAGGGATATCAGAATCAATTGCCTGCGTAAACGTCATCGGGGTGTAGTCCCGGCGTCTAGGGTTAACTAAAACTCGTCTCATTTATGTTTCTCAGTTGGTTAATAAAACCCTCGTTATTGAGGGAAAGAGCTGCCAAGGAGTAGGGTGGGATTGCAGCCCTTTTTTAATCGTGAATATTTTTTTCACCGTAAATTCTATTTCCGAAGCTGCGGCGATTAATACGTCCAGAGAAGCGATTGCCTTTCGGGGTCAACATCAATATGTATAAACCGGCCATCCCCTTTCTGGTGAACACCCACCCCGCCGAGATCCAATGCCAAAGCAACGGCCAGAACTTCCTTTGCCTGCCGGTGAGATACCGCAAGATCAGCCGCAATGCCTCTGCAATGCGTGCCCGTACCCGGCTTGGTCTTGTTTTTCTCAACTGGGTGTTCACTGCACCGAAAGCCAGAGCTAACAACGAGAGAATAGCCAACCTCTGTGCGTATTTTTTGCACAGCGTCAATGATCTCGTCACGGATCTGGTTACTCCCACAACCGCAGCGGCAAGCGAATTCATCTTTAGTAAAGTTTTTCCAAAGCATAAAAAAACCGCCAAGAGGCGGTCCTATAGGGTCAGGTGTTGCAATTATGAATACTTATACCCTACTTAGGGCGACCGCACAATATTTTTTTGCGACTATAAATTGCAGACAAAAAAAGACCTGCGGCAAACAGATCTTTTTTAAATTCAGGATTTGAAGCTCTCTGTGTATCGGCTAAAGTCACTAAGCAACGACAGCGATGGACTAAGCATAAATCTAATTTAATGTCACCGCAACTGCGGTGAATCCCGACGCAACTGCGGTGCTGCAATTACAGAGGAAAATTATGCAATTGCAGAGACAAAGTATGCAATTGCATTGAGATCTACAGCCCACGCTCCTCCAGAATGAGCACAACCATGTCAAAGCCTGCCGCCTTGGCTTGCTTTGCTTTGGTCTCTGACCAGTGCAGCGCCTTAGCCACGGCCTTCACCGTCCCTCGCAAGTAATACTCTTTGAGTGCATAAAAGTAATCAGGATTTACTTTCTTAATCAAGGTCATCACTTGATCCATTTGGCTGGCTCGATACTCTGGGATTCTTGCGTGAGGTTGTGGCCGCGTTTCCTTTGCGCTCATTTTCTGCTTCAACGGGTTTGGCTTTCCCGCAATCGCTAACGCAAAGTTGCCATCCATGATGTTAACCGCTGCAAAATTGCCTGTCTGATCTATTGCGTACTCTCTCGCCCATTGTTCGAGCAACTCATCTGCTTTCTTTCGCAGGTCATCAGTCACCAGATGCTTCATAATTCTTGCGCTCATCCCTATCTCCCTTGTGCCGGTTTACATGCAAGGGCCGATCTAGCTCTTGCTCGATTAAAATCTCGCAGTAGTGAATTGCTTTCCTCAGATCTTCAACGCCGCCTTTGGTCTTCCAGCGTGAAATGTACTTCACTACCGCGTGCTCGCAGATCCCCATATCGTTGGCCAACGCATACTCAAGTGGCTGGATCATCATCAACTTGTAGTGGTTGCCCCCTGATTGTTTATCAAATGCGCTCATATCAGCTCCTGAATGTTTGCTTTTAATCTTCCTTGCTCTCCGTACAATTTGTGGAGGATTACGCAAGTCATACTTCGAGAACTGGCATAACCAGAGGAAGCGTGCCAAGCGTCTGCGGGTGCGAGGATGTTCCAAGACTCGAACAATGCGCCGCCATATTCCTCTTGGTTCTTGTGGTGTATGTGTCCCGTCCATACAAAAGTGTGATCGCTTGATCCCCATTCTTGCCTTAGATTGCTGACGATTGACCCATGTAGGTTGGACATTTTAATCCGATCACCGTGATGGGTCACTACCAAATTCTTGCCCCATTGCCACCAGATAAACTTAGACGAGTTATCGAATACGTTAACACGCGGATCTTCCTCGAAGTACAGACGCATGACCTCATTAAGCCACAAGGCTGCATCTGGATCATGATTACCGCGAACATTCACAAGCCAAACCTCGGCATGTTTCTCAAGCATACGCAAAACGGTACGCTTTATAACATTGCTAGCAGCCCTGATGGTCTTGGAGTACCGACCGTCAGAATCAAGCAAGTTTTTGCTGTTTGGGGTTGAGCTGGTTGAATCGTTGACGTGCATAAAGTCGCCAAGATTTACCAACACTCCGACCTTACCTGCTGGCGCTACACTGACCAGTCGATCAACTGCATTTTCTAGCAATCGTTGCGAAATTTTAACGTCATAGTCCTCGCCCATCGTCTCAGTGTGGTGAGCAAGCATCCCGAGGTGATGATCGCCAATGATGTAGCTAACCATAAGATCGTCATCAGTGCTTGACGGCGCGTCTGTGGGAAAGTGTATGCCTGCGACTTCATCTTTGAACCCCTCCACAAATTGAGCAATCAATTCTTCGATCTTTTGCCGCTCAGGTTCCTGAATGTGCCACTGTAAAACAATATCGCCATCCATATTGTAGGCGGTACTGACTCGCTTAGTGGTAAATCCTGGAGCTGTCTGCCGATTGACATTCTGGGCTGGCGCTACGCCTTGAAGGGCTGCTCGTCTATGAACAGCCACAACTGCTTTATTAATTCTTCTGGGATTTTTGCCTAGCTCTCTAGCAATTTCAGTCTGGTTCATCCCGCTCAAAGTCATCTCGATAATCTGACGCTGGTACTCAGTGTTGCAGAAATCTAGGTGCTCGGTCGTGGTCTTATATTTCATCGTCCTCTTCCCAGCTCATTTGATAGAACGAGTGAGCGGCCATTTGCAAACGACCAGTAATTGCGGCTATTGAATCAGGATCCGTAGAAAAAGTTCCAGGCATGTCTAAGTCAAACCTGTCGAGGTGTTCTGTCACGATCACAGCGCCACAGATGTTGCCAGCTTCACACTGTTGTAACAGGGCGCGAAGAACACACCGCACCTGTTCAGCATTACGGTCTAACGTGGAGACTGTGCCCATTTCTTATTCAGTGCTTGATACTTGGATAGCATCTCTTGCAGATCCTCAATGGTATATTTGACTGGATCATGCGGCCCTTCTAACCATTCGACCCGCTCTAACCCTATTTTGATCAACAAGTTTGACCGGTATTCTGATAAATTACCAGACTTGTAGTTATTGCAAGCTGAACACTGTTTGTGGCAATTGTCTTCCTGGAACCGAAGCGCAGGATGACCACCTACTGTTTTGTAGTGGCCCGCGTGGAATTGACATGGCCCCCACGTTCCGCAGCTAATACAAGGTTGATTGTCATCACGAATCCGAATCCATTTGTTAAAAGCCTCTTGAGTCTTTTTGACCCAATAAGATCGATCCTTGTCCCGGACTCGTTTCTTCATCTCCCGGGTCTCGGCCCTTTGTTTCTTGGCCTTGTCTTGGTTAACCAGATCAATCGAACACGTTAGGCTGCACACCTTCTGAAGTGGTCGCCGGGGTTCGAAGGGTTCCTTGCAGGCTTTGCACTTTTTCACCCAAACATCTCGTCTGTGTTGGTCAGCACGAACCCCTCAGACTCCAGCCAGTATTTAACCGCGTCAAGCCACTCAACCATTTGTTTCTTGTTGAAGGCACTGCTAACCGGGAACTCCATCGGCTCGACCATCAGCTCGCGCTTCACTTCATAACTTAATGGTTTGACAATGCGGTCGTATTTTTCCTTGTAACTTTCTGAATCCCTCCTAAGAATCGGCACCCCGAAATGTAACTTAGCGTAGCTCCGGTATTCCCACGCCTTCATCGACCCCTGCTTCTCAGCGTCCCTGAACCACTGCCAAACCATCCGGTTCTGCATCGTTGACCGGTCCTTGCCGACTGGCTTGATGCTGACCTCCATCGCCTGATCAAAGTCCACTTGCTTCAGCAGCTTCCAGAGCTTGTCCTTCTCGTCGGCATTGTGGATGACAATGTGCAGCTCTTCGGCGGTTAGCCGGTCTGGTAATGGTAAACGTCTTATATTGCTCATAATTATACCTCAATGAAAGTGTGATGGCATTAGTTCTGGCAGATTTACTGGTGCCAGATCCCGACTCTTCTGTTCCCGGGTCCGAAAAAATCCATCGTGCTCGGGGTACTTTCGCATGAATGCTCTGGCGTAAAATGCTCGGTAATTGTTGTTCAGCTTAAAGCTGGTAACCCCGTCACCACCAGCGTCGATTTCCCAGCGGATCCGCTCAAAAATTGCGTTCACGGAGTAGTTCATGAAACCCCGGTTGATCATGTCAAACGTGAATTGACAGAACAATCGCCAGACATCTGGGTGCTTTCGATTGAACTGGATAACGTCCTGACGCATTTCTTCAAATCGGTCTACCATCCTAGAAGCTCCGCTAAGGCCTTCCTAGCCTCTCCCGGCTCAACCCTTGGAAAGACCTCTGGTTGGACAGAACCCGTCTCACAGACATCGTAGTGACGCTGAGTGATCGTATATGACCTGCACTTTGGGCAGATCGGCAGACCTTGAGGGGGCTTCTGCCCAGCAGACGCCTGTCCTCTGCACAATTTTTTAAACTCACCAATGGTCGGAGCAAACTTCGGAAACTCATCGGGCATAATCTTCAGCGCAGCGTCGATCTTGTCCTCGCTAAAGCTTTCGAGGTGACTGAACCAGAGGCGCTTGGTTTCAGTCTCGTTTTCGTTCTTGAGAAAGGTCGGGTAGGTAATCCGTAACATCGCGAATATTTTGTTCACCCGGTTGAGCGATGAGTCCATCTGCCCACGAGTAGTCATCGAGGAGTTG